TTCTTCCGGACGGTATCTACATTGACGCTTAACTTTCGGTATCTTTTTAACAATGTGGCTCATCCAGGCCCGGGCCGCCTCAGCGGGATTGGTTCTATCTAGGCCAGGATACATCTTTTCATAGATTTTCCACATTTGAAGGATCCCAATAGCCATAGGAGTCTTTTTATCTTTACTAAACTTTTTATCACCTTTGGCATTAGGATTATATCCGCTTTCTTTACAGGCGGCGGCTAAAATCATGCCTCTCAGGCTAGGCGGGACGCCGGCTTGCTGCTCGACCTTAATTAGCTCCCACAATATGGTCGGCTTAATATTGGCGTCCCTTGCATGCGGGCAATTGTTCATTGCTTGTGCCATTATCTCATCATAAGTTATCTCAATCTCGTGCTCAGCAGCATATGCCAGGTTGGTACCTAATAACATTGATACGCCGGCTAGCATTAAAATAATTTTCATTTAACAAACCTCTCTCTTGTTCGTGCGATAAGAATCGACTGCAGTTGGCCAAAGTTCAGATATTATTTCTAGTACCGCTTCAGCAACCTTTTGAATCTCCCATTGGGCACCGTCATGCATTCTTAAATCTATAAACTTAAGTAGATTGTTCAAATTGCAAGTGCCATAATATTCTGTATAGAGATTTTGAGGCAATACCCCTCTTGCCTGCTCGCGACAAATACCCGCTTTTAACATCTCATCATATAAGCGAAGAGAGTATTCGTGATGTCGACGTACCAATTCATCTGCAGCCTTTGGCGCCCTATTGATGGGGCCACAATTAATAAGGGGGGTGACTGTTTCTGCGATGCTGGCCTGTCGATTGCTATTATGTTGCTTGCGGAAGCCGCGCGGTACATAAAACCTCATATCTACATCAGTGTAACGACGACTAATTTCATTGTATGACCAAGTACGATGACGATGGTGCTGACTTCGTATAAAGAGCGGAACAACAAACTTAAAAGTAGCTACGTTATGCTCGAATGTAGAAGTATGACGATGCTTTACTAGATAATTAATCAAATTCTTATCTTTGTCAGATAGCTCTTTTTTGTTCTCACCAAAAGATACCCTAGCAGAGTTAACGATTGTTAAGTCACTCCCCATGTGATCGATCAACTCAACAGAACCTATTCCGTCTTCGTAAAGATCAACTTGTGTCATATAACACACAATATATAATTTTCTAAAATCAATTGATTAGTATTATTATCTATTTTAACTTCCTCAAGCATTGAATTTTGATATATTACGCATTCACCAACAAGTACGTCAACCGTGCAATCAGCTGCCATAGCTAGAACTTTAGCTTTGCCATACACGGACTTAATGGAGTATTCTTCCGGCAACAATATGCCGGATTGATCTTTTTCTTGTTCTTCCGGACAAACTTCTAAAACTAGCCGCCGATTGCAGGGCCTAAGCACGCTATCCATTTTACATCCCTACCTTGGTTGAGATCTTAGAGTAAATATCACTAAACTGATTGAAATCATCTCCTGATTTCATCATACGATATGCCTTTACTGCAAACCTCAATTCTTCCTTACTAATCCAGCCATTTTCAACGTAGTTCTTTTTGAGATCTCGACGGTGCTCCTTATAGGGCTCCATCTCATCCTCGACGGCCTTAAATGCCTTAATAAACTCAACAATATATTCTTCTGTAGTCTTTTCATCGCTCATTGTTTCCTCCTTGAGAGCAACAATAGTATAATAACCCTTTTTGAAGAGTCAATAAATATTTATACTACTTCACAGGATCCGCCGCTACAAGCTAACTCGCCGGCCAGATTGGTATCGTCTTCGTATTCGACAACCTGTGTTAAATCAACTTCCTTTAACGCCTCTAGAAGTACTTGATACTTTTCAGGCGAACAGTCTTCGAAGGGAGCTTGCTTATATGTATGGTCTTCAAAAGGCAATACAGATAAACCATTATAACAATTTCGGTTCTCCCACATCCACTCGCCAACATCAATCCATTCGCACGGTCGTATTGACACCGTTGCGGAGACATTGTGTGTATTTTGACCCCGAGCATGGCCGGGTTTGATCCACTCTTCATTTATCTTTTTTATTCTTTTCAGTAATTGTAACGCGCTTTCTTCTCTGGTAATAGATCCCTCTGGGGATCTTTGTGGTACAGATATGATTGCCGTGTCATGTGGCCTAAAATATTCATCCTCAACCAGCTCTGGGTGGTGTATTAATAAATGTGTGTAGATTGGCTCATTTTTACCAACGCGTACGCGACGGATATAATAATCGTTATGCCATGCATGTACACCGCTGGATGTACCCAGAGTTAAAGAGGTTGTGCCGGCTGGTTTAACACAGGTAGTTCTTGAGGCCGGCCTGACTCCGATCAGTTTGGCGACACGACGATTTTCAGCTTTCACAAGAGCGCTCCCTGCCTTCATGTCCAAATCCAGCACTCTGCCAGAAGCAATACCTGTCATTGACACACCTATCAGCGCATCTTTCTCTGTGTTTCTACGCCAGACTTCTCTCAAGTAGTGAAAATCAGTATATCCGGCTTGCAATGTGGCAATGAAAGCAGCTGCCTTAACCCTTGATTCATATTCTTCTTGGTTACTCAAGTCGGAAGCATTAACCTCAACCAAATTACAAAATTGATATGGTCTTAATGCAATCTCGCAACAAGGGTTTGTACCCCAGTCTTTATCGTTTGTGAAATAGAAGCCGGGTTCGCCGGAGCCAGAGGCTCTAACTCTCTCCCACAACTCGTTGAAATATTCTCTGGTAATACGATGACGCATAAGAGAAACTGAGTTATTTGCGCGGCCTCGTTGGGGACTATGCTCCCACCAATTACCAGTCTTCGCCGCTATCATCTCCTCGTCATCGGCTGAGAAGAGCGAAATAAGGGCGGCACGGCGGATGCCGCCGGCCAGCACAGCGTCGGCGACGTGGCAGATAATATCATGCACCTCGATCGGTTCGAACTTATCACCATTGTCTTTCTCGTCTAAAATGCCACGAATTTTAACTAAACACTCTCTGAGTGGCTGTGGCCCGGGAGCTTTACCTCCGCTAGTTATCAGCTTGGTGCCCTTTGCTCGAATATCAGAAAAATCAAAACGTAAAGTAGAGCCTCCTCTGAAATAAGAGTTCATTAAGGCCTTAACTGCATCTGCCCAGCCCTCGATCGAATCAGCAATAAGAAATCTTCTCGTTCTTTTCGTATTTGGTTTTTGGATCTCAGGGAGTTTCTCCACATGGTGCTTTTGTACTGAATATCCAACGCCAGTTCCACCAAGAAGGAGAAACATGCACTCACTAAAAGCACTAGCATGATCAATAGGTAAAAAAGCACAATTATAAATCCTGTTAGGTGCCACCTCAATCGGCTTTCCTCCGAATTGCATAGAGCGCATTGACGGTAACACTTTTTTTTCATATACATATTTATAAACCTCTTCGATCTCGTTTTTAAGATCTGGGTATTTCTTAATGTGCATCTTTTTATTGCGAGTAACTAGCTCTTTCCAAGTCTCGCGTCTCTTTTTTCTCGGTAGGTATCTCGCATACTTCATGTAAACTGCGATGTCTGATAAGATTTTATTTGCCAATTCCATTATATTATTTTCCTCCCTAGCCTTTCATATTTTTAAATTTCTTATAAGATTCTTTTAGGTTTTCTCTCTCTTTTTTCGCAGCTTTTAAATTTAAATCTTCAATAGAATCATTAGTTTCCTCCAATACCTCAATCTTTACATTGCTTGTATCCATAAAGATAGGGAAAATAATTCCATCAGGACCATTTCTATTTTTTGCTACGAACATTCTACCACCATTCACCTTCTTATCCTCGATCGTCCTTGAAATAGAAAAAATGAAATCAGCAACAAAACACTTGTTAAATGCCTCAGAAATAGACTCCATTGTAATAACTTCTGCGTTCAATCCGGACCTGTTAGTTTGAGATGCGGTCCAGACGGGGCAGTCGTTTTCTTGTGACAGAGCCCGTAGACCTTCGTAAATAGACTCCAACTCCTCTCTTTTCTCTCTATATTTTGAGGTGGTTTTGAGCAAATCAGCGTAATCTACTAGAATCATATCGATTTTTCTATCACATTTTTTTAATTTTTCTATATGGGCGCGGAGAGTTGCCACAGAAGCTGACTTTGTTGGGTATTCCTTAATTATTAATTCACCCTCAACGTCAATACAGCTCTCATATACTTGCTCTTTTGAGCCGAATAAATTTGATAATGGTACTCCACTAATACAGCTGTCATACCTCTGACCAGTCCTCTCAGAAGACAATTCCAAAGTATAGTGTACAACATTTTTCCCTGCCTTTAAAGCAGTGCTGCCTAGATGGGCCAAGACCATTGATTTTCCGGCGCCGGTTGGAGCAATAATAACTCCTAATTCGCCACGGCCTAGGCCATCTTTGCATACATTATCCAGCTTCTTCCAGCCAGTACTGACCGGATTTCTCGACGTTATAACATAGCGACTTTCAAAATCCTTTTTGAAGTCATGACCAAAATTATTATCAGTGCCTAGGCGCAAAGCCGCAGTGATAGTTTTCTCTATCTCGTCATAGGAAGAAGCCTGAAGCAGATCAACAGACTTTATCATAGCCTCTTTTAGTTTTTGCTTTTTACAAAAATCTAAACTAGTCTCCTTGATATATTTTTCATCTGTCACGTCGCGAACACAAACGCGGGCGAAGTAATCTCTTACTTGTTTCTGAATTACCTCACCTTCGTCGTCCATTTCGGTGCGCAAAATTGTGGCTAAAATTTGCTTCGTCGGATGAACATCATACTTGTTTCTGTATTCATAGATCTTCTTGACAAAAGATCTTAAGTATTTAAGTTCAAAAAATGTAATATCTAGTACTTCTTCTAGTTGATCCGAAAACGGACGATCTTCTAGAATTAATTGTGCCAGTGTCTCCTGGAACGATTTGCCGTACCTGGAGAAGCTAATGTCTTCCGTCATCTCTACTCTCTTTTCTAAAAATATAATGACTTGAGCTTAATTGTCAAGCGCAATTCTTCTAAAGTATGCTTGGAGTTCTGTCCAATCAAAATCGCCAAAGCCATCGATTGTCATCATCTTCAAAACCTCTGTTTTGTTGAAAGAAATATCTGCATCTTTCATGATTTCGCGAATTGACTTCTTGGCGCTAATATTTAAACTCGGTACATAAAGCTGCATCATTTGATAGTTTCTTTCCAAGATATCCCTCTTGTTCATCACGCTCTGATATACTTTGAGACTATTTTCCTGCAGCTGTTCTCTAGAGTAGTCGACCACATCGGTAATCGTCTTGCTTTCCTCTTCTGATAGAAAAGGAAATCTCTTGCTAATTGTTTTTAGGCCGGCGCCGCCGATGCCTTCTAAGTTGTCGGATCGATCGCCGGCCATGGCTCTGGCTAAGGCAAAGTTGCTAGGATGAATCTTAAATTGCTCCAATATCCTATTCTTATTCATAACTTGCTTTTGAATAGGGCGATACAGCACTGTGTTATCATCTAACAGCTGGAAGAAATCCTTATCACTCGACACTATAACCTTCTGCCAATCTTTATATTCTGGCATGTGAACTATCTGTGCAATGATGTCGTCGGCTTCGATGCCATTAAAAATCAACTGTATTAATGGCATACAGTTATAATATTCGACGATTCTCTGCATCTGCCAAATCTTGTTTGTTCTTTCTTCCGACTCTGAAAGGTTTCTTATATCCCTATTCAAGCGAATAGGCTTTCTACCAGCCTTATAATCCTTGTTCATCAGCTTTCGCTTCTTTGATCCGCCCTCGCCGTCCCAACAAATTACAATCTTGTCTGGTCTGGTTTCTCTACAAATCTTTTGCAGCGATTTAATAACTCCAACTAATCCGCCGATCGGTTGCCCGTTAGCAGAGAGAGAAGGGTTTACTATATAAGAACGAAAAAACAAGTTAAGCTGATCTATGATCAGTAAACGTTTCTGCATATAACACCTCTTTTTTTATTTATCCAGCATAAACCAGATTCTGATTGATATCATAAATCTGTTTAATCATAATTCTTGTGGCGCCTTTTATCATAGTGACTTTCTTTTGTAAGAGCTTCCGAAAGCTATTAAAAGAATGGCCTTTACCAACCAAAAATTTAATCCGAAGAATTGTTTTTTCCTTGCTAGGTCCAATTCTTTCGGCCGGCTCTAACACCGTAACAATTGTTATTCCTTCTACAGATCTTAATTCTGTCAGAATATCAGTTAAATTTTCCGAGGGGTCTGATATGAGATCGCACCTTGCTTCAAAATAATAAGGAGCTAGGTCTGTTTCATTCAAAAAACGTTTAATCTTTTCTTGTATTGATTTCATGAAAGTTTCCGTGTATACTAATTAGATCTTCAAAGCTTATAAGACTCAATTTCATTTTCATTTTTAGTGTACACGACCTTTCTGACACCGCAGAACTTCAATATTTCATGACACATCGGACATGGCTTCGAGAGACGATATTCACCCTTTTTGTTAATCCGCACAACATATACTGTTGAACCGGACGTCTTTGATTTATCAATCCCCAACACGCAGCCTAGCTCGGCATGATGTGTAGCTGGTCCGCAGCCTTGTTTGCGGAAACGATTTCCAAAAGCGCTAAATTTATCCTTGTTGAAGGACGCACTTATTATTGAACCGCCTTTCACCAGTACTGCGCCATGTCTTATCTTGCCATAGCTACTTTGCCTAGCCATATTCTTGGCTGTCTTCAAAAAACTATTTACTTTAAGACTGGGCTCCATCAACAGAGCCGGCAACTGATTACGCAACTTAAATGGCTCTTCATCTTCCACATAGTTAACATAGGCACAGTCGTGAGGAAGTTAAATTATTTTTTTTCCTCATCAATATCATAAAAACCCTTCGCATCTCCAGATTTGCTTTCAAACTTCAAGATAATATCTTCATCCATAATTTCTAAGACCCGGGTCTTGAACTTCTTATCTTTAAGCTTCTCTAGCCACTTACTAGCCTGAAACTTTTCTGTGCTTCCGTCTTTATATACTAAATTATACCAGGCGCCTGATTGGGTCAGGGATTCAGATCCCTTGATGGCCTCTAGCCAACTTTCTCGATCTTGAATCCCGACGTCGGCGCCCCATAGAATCTTAAAAGTACATTGGCGGCCTTCGGTGCCAAAACGACTCTTCTTTAAGGTAACTTTGACCTCACAGCCAATTCGATATCCATTATCATCAATAATAAAAGATGCTTTTGCCTTGCGCTTAGTGAGCCATATACGTAGTGAATAGGCATAGTGCATTGCTTTCCCGCCAGGTGTGACATAAGGCGTTGTCATCGCTTCCGCAACGTTGCTGGTAATATTTGTCTTTAATTGATTTAATACCAAGAAAGTTGATTTTGATGCGGCTATAGGTACTGTTAGTTTTGCCATACCTTTTGCTAGAATTCTAGGCTTGACTGCCATTGATGATTGCGGATTAAAGTCACCCTCAACATCACTAACGGATGGTGTCAGGGCTAAAGAATCCCATATAAAAAGCATGCGGTTATCATTCGAACCCAACAATTCCTCGATGGTCTCTAAAACATATTCCACACTAGGCGGCTGCAAATAAAGAATATTATTAACATCACAGCCGGCATCAGCTAGAAATTGAGGATCTATTGCTGATTCAGAATCAAAATACACAACATCAATGCCCATCTTCTGGGCATTCGCGGCGATCTGTGCCGCCATATAAGACTTGCCTGAGCCTTCTAGGCCGGCGATTTCTACTACTTTACCTACGGGAATTCCTGCTAGACGGCCCCTACATGTGATGCTATCTAGCCATCGAGATCCAGTTGGGATCCACTCTTTGACTTGTGTTGGGTTATCTTTGGTTAAATCAAAAGCAACTTCCATTCCCGCTTTCTTATTGATGAGATTTCTCATCTCTCCAATGCTTAATCTTCCCAACTTCTTTGTCTTCTTAGCCATTCTTCCTCTTTTAAATTTAATTCTTTTGTCAGTGACTCGTATACCGGAATGTCCATTGTTTGATCCGGATCTTGTACTTCATAATCGACATATGTTGGGTTTCGTATAAAACATTCAACTTTCTCAGCAAGAGAAATAGAAATTTCTTCTATTGTTTCTCTGCTAAGTTCTTCTGTCGTGCGCATGATGTACTGTTTTCTATTTCTAGTTAGCCTATTCTCTAAAATAGCACCCACTGATATGCCCAGCAGAAAAACAGAAATAGTTACTGCAGTAATTAATAAAGTCTCCATAGCACTATAATAATTAGTGTTGCTGAAGTGTTTTCATTTTATACTAACAATATAATAACCAAAATCTAACTGTCTAGATGTTTTACCATGCAGTATACCCGCCATCCAAAACAAACTGAGCGCCGGTGCAATAAGAAGCTTCTTTCGAACACAAGTATTTGATTATGCCGTTGATCTCATCAACATTCATCATTCTTCCGGCTGGGCATTTATCAGAATATCTATCAACAAACGCCTCTCCTTGATCGTTTATTACGCCCCCAGGGACAACACAATTTACCCTTATTTTTGGCGCCATATGAACTGCCAAGTATTTAGTTAATTGCAACACTGCGGATTTCGATATAGAATAGCCAATATGTTTGTGCCTTCCCCCCTCATATATTTGAGGATTGGGAGAAACCAAGCCGTATATGGAAGAGAAATTTATAATATTTCCATCTTCATTCCATCTTGCATACTCTCTGCAGACCGAAAACAGGCTGATAATATTTACTTTGAGATAATCATCAATCGATTCAAGAGATATATCGTAAAGTGTTTCTGAGGTGTTGGTGTTTTCATCAATGTGTTCATTCAAAGCAAATACATTAATTAAGTTTTCTGCTTTGTTTTCGCGAAACCATGACTTGACAAACTTTTCATCTGTCAAGTCATGGCCTAAACTTCGTGAGCACCTTATTACTTGATGGCCGGATTTTTCTAAAAAACTAGATACTTCTCTGCCTATCAAACCCTCAGAACCGGCTACAATTATCCTCACTCCTGATCAACGCTAACCAATTCAATTTCGAAATTAATTGTCTCTCCAGCTAGCGGATGATTGAAATCCAACGTCACTGCCTCGTCGCCAACTTCCTTAATCAAAGCGCGTACGGGGTTGCCAGACGGATCCTTGGAATAAACATATGTGCCGGTTTCCAAGCTAGTACCTTCGGCTAAATTAAAATACTCGCGAGGAATCTTTTGCACCATATCTTCACGCGGTTGGCCATATGCTTCTTCCGGAGTAAGCGTAATGTTTTTAACTTCCCCTTCTGACATGTCTACTACTGCCTGGCTAAAACCTTGCAATAGCTCTTTTGCGCCGACTTCAAAAGCCAGCGGTTCATTTCGAATCCTAGAGTTATCAAACTCCTCTCCACTCTCCAGAGTGCCAACGTAGTGTACGCTAACTTTCTGGCCTTCTTCAAGGCTCTGCGCCTTTTTTGCTTTTCCCATCTTATATTTTCCTTTTTATAAATAAGGCACCTATAACCCCGTGCCTTCCTGCGGCCTGACTTTATCCCAAAAGATCGTTGAATGCCTTATCAACTGCATTCTGCGATCCTCCAGAAGAATACTTTGTAGTCTCTTCCGAAGCTGCTTCCTCACCTAACAAGAACTCATCCAACATAGCTTGAACTTGCTCTGGCGTCTTTCGCTCAAACAACGTACCAAAATCAGGAATCTGATCTAAAGCAGCTGCGGTTGCTTCCTCTGTCTTGAGCAGCCTAGACGAACGTCGACGAGGTGTGATGCTTGTCTGAGGAAATTGTGCTCCTGGCGGCTTTCCGTAGTTGATCACCAGATCTGTGCCGCTCTCGGCATCGGTAATGTCGCCATAGTCAGGGTTTAGAACCAGATTAAGCAACTCTGCATATGCTGTCTTGCCAAAGCCCCACACACGCACGCCCTTCTCTTCCTCTCCTCGTACAATAACGGGGGAAAAGAAGCGTTGGCGAGCCGAAAGAGACTTAGCCATCTTAATGCTCTCTTCTGTGCCTTCGTTATACAGATTACGCACGAATGAATCGAGCGGATCATCTTCTCCGAAGTTTCTCTTCGGGCTTAAGAAGCCCGGGTTCTTGCCCACATTGTAGTGGAACCAAAACTCCTTAAATGGATCGCCATCTGGAGTTGGAACAATGCGAATTGTCGTTTCTCCATCCTGCGGACGCCAAAATAGTTCCTTGTTGCCGTTTCCTTTATTTTGGAGAGCTGCAGCCTTTGCTCTCATCTTTTCCATATCAATACCCATAATAATCTCCTTTTTAGGTAGAGTGTACTCGGTCAATCTCCCAAGCACCTGTTGAATTCAATATAATCACTTCTTAAAGATAGTAAAATAATTTTTTATATTTTTATTTCCTGAATCATACTAGCATGTTGCATAATGTATGCATAATTTTGCGCATAATTATTTGAATATATGCCATATGAAACTCTTAAGTTTTCATCATCGTTATCTTTAACTTGTTCTGTGATCTTTTTAAGCAGGGTGCCGTCGGACTCTAGTTGTTCCGAATCGACTGAATAGTAGTATATCATCTCTCTAGGTTTCTGCAAAGGATAAAATAACTTTTTTTCACCGGTCTCAAAATCCAATAAACCAATAGTCGATATCCTGGCCGGCATTACGGGATCAGAAGTGGTGCTCATGATTGGACTAGTATTGCTGAAAATATTAATCATATGAATTGTACTAGCTATAGCTTCATTAAGTGTGTCATGATATTTTGTGATAGGTATTTCGCCTACTACTTCTTCTAAAATTGAATTAGAGATTATAAATAACCTCTTCAACATTGCCGAGCGCGCATATTCTTGTAATACATTGAAGACGATACGTTCTTGTATCTTTTTTGTATGGGATAACAAAGAAACATCCGGCTTGATATAGAGTACGAATATCTCTTTGCTATTC